GTTCAGGTCGGTCAACTTCAGCAAGATTTGCTGGCAGTTGTCGTGCTAATTGGGTTACTAACCGTTCAGCAAGGGGACCTATATTAACTGATTTTTGACTTAACTCTACTTGTCTGCGAGCTTTGTCTAAATATGTTTGTAATCGTGGGTCACCTGTTACCCGATCACGCGAAATTGGCTGAATTTTATCAAATTGACGTTGTAATGCCTCAAACTGACCTAATACATCAGTTATACGACGCCAGGTACCTCTCGTAATAAACCCAGGATTACTGAGTTCTTCACGTAGCTCATGCATAGCTCGGAAAGTTCTACTAGCTTCCTGAACAAGGCCTGGTGCCATTTTCATGTAACTATCACGGTGAAATTCCCGGAATACCGAGCGTAAATCTTTGTAAGATTGATCGAGTAATTCTGTGTATTTATTTTGAGCTTTAAGTTGTTTCTTCTCTATCTTAGCCCGCCAAATTGCTAACGCATCTCTTGGCGGCGTCATCTGGCCGAAACTCCGGTCTTGCGGCACAGGCATGGGCGCCACTTTAGCAGAGGCTCGTGCCTTGTGTCGGGCTTGATTTACAAAAGGTATTAAATTTTGGATCGATTCAACTAATGGGACATATTGTAAAACTTTTCGATCATGTCCCGGTGCTTCATGTCGCAAACCGGTATAATCTTGCCGCCTTAATTCTCGGTCGTCCGCTTGCCGCGAGCTGCTGGCTGCCCGACGTATTGCACGCTGAGCTTTGACAATCAATTGCGGTATCGTACGAGCGATTTGTTGCTCGATTTTAGCAACATCCAACGGTATTGCAGTTGTTTCTGGAGTCTTGCGGCCAGTGTCCCCAGTTAATTGATGCCTGAAGCGGGCTTCCATTCGTCGTGCAACCGCATCGACTATACTTTGATCATCTAACTTTCCAGCTTCAAAACGCCGGTTAAAAACATTTCGAACTTTATGTTGTAATAACTTAATATGCTTCTGCACCACATCATCAGTGCCTACCGCTTTTACATGATGGCCTGGTGGTGTAGTAGTGCTAGCAGCTTCACGTAGGTTCTGTAGACCCCAAAATAAATTCTTTAATTTTTTATCTAACTTAGGAATATCTTCTGTCGTTTTAAGATTGCTGAATGCTTCTTGAGCTCGTGTTATAGCTTTTTGAACTGAACGGACCTGCCGCATAAGTGGGCTGCGATTTTCCGTCATAGCAACGGCTACCGCAAGTCCTTGATTTGTCTGTTCGACTAGCCCGGCAATGTCGGTTAAATTTCGGATGAGAGATTCTGCACTAATCCTGATTTGCTCTGCCATTTAGTTCCTCCATTATTTGAGCTAACAGCTTGTTGTACGTTCGCTCTAAGATTTCATCTGCTGCTGCCCTAGCAGCCGGCAGAGCGTTGTAAGGTCCAGGAACCCGCAAATTAACACCAACACGCGTGGCGTCCATTTTTTCATTGATTAAAAAATGTGGAACATTAAAAGTGATAGTAAAATCAGTTGCAGTAATCATCACTGAATCTAATTGGGCCCGAGATGCCCCCGTGTAAGACGGGACTCTTGCTAGAAATTCATCTACAAAAGCATCCCGAGCCTCTAAGATTGCCCTTTCGAACTCGGCTTGAATAGGGGGCATACGGGCACCTCTGGCTGCTCATCAATATGAGCAATTTGATCATAAGCTAAAACATGAGACTGCTCCGCAGCAGTTAAGTCTTCCCATGTTTCAGCATGTCTATTTACGCCAGGAGGGCGTATCCCCACCCGGAGACACGCCCTCCATATCGCATAAAGCCCTGTCCGGCCATCAGGTAATCTTAGTCGCCGTTCAGTCCCGCTGAGGTCATCAGTAGAAAATTTGCCCGAGCATTCTCCATAGCCTGCTCAGTCAAGGCATTAACCTCGTAAACCTTTCGGAGTAGATGCCACCACTCCGTATCAATCAACCCAGCCTCTTTGAGTTCTTCACGGGCTTCTGACCACGTTTGAGGTTGGTCTTCTTTAACCCGCTCCCACTCGATCGAGTTCTTTGGGTGCTTTAATGATTCAAGAACTAACCACGCTTGCCGTAATTCGGCGTAAGCCTCCAATTGTTTCTGAAACGACGGATCATCCAAGTTTTCAGTTTGGGTACCGCGTCTCAAAATCTTAGGAGGCGTCGGTCGCGGATGAGCCGTATCAAACGGCTCCCAAGAATCGACCGCCTTGATATAAAAAATCAAATTGCCTTGCGTCCGGGGAAATACTGCAACATCCTCGGGAGGCAGTTTTACGCTTTCACCATCAATCTTCATTCAAAATACTCCTCGTGGGGTTGGAAGCTTAGTAAGCCCGTCTGATAGTTTCAGGTTCCGTAAACTTGCAGCGGCCCTCGAAACTGAGCGTTGCATCACTCAGTTCGTGGCCGACAGTGTCCCAACGGAATTCCTTAAAGGTGGTAATCTCGTGGTCGATGTTACACGGTGGCTTGTAATCCACCTCAATATCGACAGCATAAAGTTCACAGGGATCGGCACCCGCGGTAACCCAATCAGCTGCTTCTCCACGCTGTTTGAGCACGTCTTCTGGCGTTGGGACATTGCTGCCCGTCACAGCCGTGACAAACTCGTACACCGAATCCAGCGACACGCTGAGAGGTTCATCATCCCCCTCGACGACCGCATCAATGTGACCACGGTCCATTTCGTATTCGAAGTTGGTGACTTCATCCCACGTCAGATTTCCATCACCCATCTTCACGTTGAGGCATCGACCGAGGATCGTAACATTGGCCGTGGCCTGCGGAAGTGCGTCAGCGGTCGCAAGCGGCGGGCTGATGGTCACGGACGCTGGAATTGGGCTAAAGGTAATCACGGCCTCGTCAACTGGAAGATTGCCGTCTTCGAGAACCGGCGTAAACGCAATATTGGTTGTGTCACCACTGGTTTCCGTCGTCGCCGTCACGGTGTAGGTACCGGTAACGCCGGCCATCGTAAACGTGGTACCGACTGGAACGCGGCCCGTAATGGTATCCACGTCCAGATTATCGTCACCAATCCCGATGGATGCGTCCTTCACGCGGCCAGTTGACGGCCCAGCCGTCTTAGCACTAATTGTGTAAATCTGATTGACATTTGCGATAAGAATTCTCACTCCTAGCGGCAAGCCGGCCGGAGCTTCATTGAGTTGAAGGGTTGTTTGTCCATTGGAGCCAGTGGCTGCAATCTTTGCAGTCCCCCGATAACCGTCGAGAAAACGGACTGTGCAATGTCGTAGGCGGATTCTCGCCATTAGTATGCCCTCCTGATGGGGGTAATGTCCTTAACTTTGCACTGACCCCGAACCGCGATTGTTGATCCCTGTAAATCATGGTTAATTGACTCAGCCCGAAATTCAGGCAGGAGCGTGATTTCATGATCGATGTCACACGGCGGGTGATAATCAATCTCAATTTTAACGGCATAAGGTTCGCAGGGGTCGGCACCGGCCGTCACCCAATCAGCCGCTTCACCGCGTTTCTTGAGAACGTCCTTCGGAGTTGGTACGTTCGTGCCAGTAGAGGCCGTGAGATATTCATAAGTAAGATTCATGTTGACAGCCACGGGTACATCGTCGCCCTCAACGGCTGCGTCAATCCGGCCTTTGTCCATCTCGTATTCAACGGTTCGAGCCGTATCATACGAGACGTTGCCGTCACCAACTTTGATCTCTAAAGCCCGCCCTTGAATAGTAATTGCCGCCCCATTTTCCGGCAGGCCGTCGCCCGTCGTCATTGCAGGCGTAAATGTAATGCCAGTTGTATTGGGCGGACCGCCCGTTACAGCCGTAATGGTATAAATTTGAGCGGCACCTACAACTTCAAATCGGGTGCCAACGGGGATGATGCCACCCGCGAACGTAATGTTCATCGTTGTAGCATTATTCGCCGGAGCCCCGTTTACGGTAGCTTCCGCACTGTAACCGTCAATAAATCGAACGGAACAGTGCCGTAGTCGAATTCTCGCCATGCTTAGTACTCCAAATTTGTGATCAAACCGATTTAAGACCTTGTGGTAGCAATAAATTTAGTTTTGCATCGACCTCGAACAGCTAACGATGATGATGCCAAATCAAAATCTATTGAGTCCCAACGAAATTCAGTAAATACAGTGGTCATTTTAGCCAGTAAACTGCACCCTGAGTTACTCAGAACAGTAATATTTACCGCATAAGGCTCGCAGGGGTTAGCACCAATTGAAACCCAGCTTGCAGCCGCACCTGTCTTTGTAATAGCTTCTGCAGGTGTCGGGACCGCGCCGCCCGATGCTAATATATATTCGTATACAAAACTCATTTCAACGGCTACAGGTATATCGTCACCTTCAACCACAGAATCAATCGCACCACGGTTCATCTCATATTCGAGATTTCGGGCGAGAGTCCACGATATACCCCCATCAGCAACTTTAACAGCTATGGAGCCACCAGAAGCTGCAATTGTAACAGTGGTGTCTTTCAACCGTATTCTAGGCATATCTAGTACTCCAAACTAATTTCACACGTAACCGTAGCCTGTTTAATTGTTTCGGCTTTATCTACGAAACCGAAATCATCTACTTTTAGAACCCCGTCTTGCACCAAGCAGCCAACCGTTGGGACTTGAAGAGCCAGCTTTTGCAAGTAATCATGAAACTGATTTGCTACATCAATATATTGATAAACATTATCAGTTGATGAAGGTGTTGCAATGATTAAAATTATCACGGTAAAGCGGGATTCAACTACAGGATTTGTCTTGGAGCCGGGTATTCGTATTTCTGCATAGAGCCGCGACGGGTGCAGTAGTGGGTTTCCCGCTTTTCGAACCGGGATAGGACTAAAATCTCTAAGAGCTTTAATTAAATGAGCCCGGCAAAGTGTGAGGTTATTCATGGTGGTGGTGGTGGGTCTGGTGGCGCTGGTGGGTCTGGTGGCGGAGCATAAAACGCTTGAGCAGTCTTCCAATTCGCTTGAAATTCAAATGTAGTGTCTGAACTTAAACTCGTAGTCATGACCATGTCAGCACGAAATTCAACGTATCTTTCAGCTGTTGCCGCTTTAAGTGACGCCACGCGGTAGCTGCCGTGATCAGCAATTTTAAGTACCGTATAACTTTTACCTTGGCAAACTACGATTGTTTTATTTTCTAAATGTTGCTCAGTAATTGCCCATGCGTCTGCTACGGGGACAAGTTCATTTTGAGGTATTTGAGCGTTTTCAATAAAACTAATATAGCCTCGCCAGGCTTGTTCTACAACTTCAACTTGACCTGTTAAATGATTGATTATTTGTTGACGCTGGATGATTGCGGCAGGCTTACGTACTTTACGGTTCATCCAAATATCGCTGTGGCTAAACTTGCTATTATTGCTGTAATAGCAGTACCAAAAGCAATTTTAGCCCATTTTTGATAATTTTTAACATCCCGAATGATATCTACGGCCCCGGGCACCTGTTCATCTAATGTTCTTTTGCCAAATAACCATGTTTCTATTTCAGTTAAACGCCGCATATCTTGTAGTACTATAGTTAACTGTTGTTGCATCGTTGCTAGTGATGTTTGTACAATCACTAAATGCCGTTCTACGTCACAAACAATGCATTTACGATTTTTTGCGGCATAAAGTACCCGTGTCACTATTTCAGGTAAAGTAGACCACTCAAATTTATTTTTATCTAAAAATACTTGTACCCCCATGTCTAAGGCATGAACTTGCATTGCAGGTGTTGTTACACCACTTAAAATAACGATAGGTAAATATTCCGGCAACGCTTTAACTACATTTAAACCCTCAGAATCAGGTAATTTTAAATCTGTTAGAATTAAATGTATTTCTTCCCGAGGATTCAATAATAACCGCTTAGCATCTGCTAAAGTTCTAACGCGTTTTAATGTATAAGAGTCACCCAACGGCAGCAATGCCCGCTGAACCAATTGAGCATCATTATCATTGTCCTCGATCAGCAAAAAAGTTAGCATTGTGCCTCGACCTAGCCCGCCACCCTTACAGGTGACGGGCTATTTCTAGTGGTTGACTACGACAGAACAACCACTCCAAGAGCCGTGTCCAGCACCTTGATGCCGGCCAAGAAGTCCAGCGTCACACGATGCTTCTGTGCTTGGCCATCATACGTAATGACCGCACGCATCGGGATACCACTCCAGTTCGTCGAGTATCCTTCGACGCCACCACGCGGAGCTGCCAACGGTCGCAGGGCGAGCGTCATGCAGTTGCGGTGGTAACCAAAGTTGAAGCCGCCGGCCACGGGGCCAAGATGAGCCCATTGCTGGTGGCTAACACCCGCCTCCAGCGGACGATCCAACAATATCGACGTGGTTCCGGTCTGCACGATCGCATACTTCGTAGTCGATTCGTGGAACGTAACCATCTGACCCACTTGCGGCGTAGCTGTCGGATTGTTGAAGGCAATTGCTTCAGCATAACCCGCGGCATAATGACCCGCTTCATTGATTTGTAAACGCCCATATCGGGTAATAACGGCGTCGTTGACCGTAGCTTCAATAAGTCCCGGACTAATCGTGATGGCCGTTGCGTTTCGTTGATTCACAACGGTAGCCTGGTAATAAAACTTGCCGATGCGAATCCAGTCACCGACCGTCAGACCGTCGGGTGCATCATCCAGGAAACCATCGACAGTCAGTTCCGTGGACCCGGCCGCAATGTTACCATTGTTGATGGCACCAGCAACAGAAACCGTCGATGGCAGCAACGCCGGCGTATTCTGCGACATATACGTGTGCAGACCCTGCTTCGTGCCCAGGTACCCGAACATGAGGCCTTCCACGTCGCCACGCTGATCAGCCTGCGTGAAGATCGCGTTCTCCATCATCTTGGCGTCGGCACCGTGCCCGAGAGCCAGATACCTGCGTCCATCGTCAGGCACCAGGTTCCCGTTCATCTTGCCGCGAGTCATGGCCAGCAGAGCGTTGCCGTTATTGTTGGCCAAGCCGCCGATCTCACCGACCTGATGAGGCGTGAATTGGTACACTTGCGACAAGCAGATCTGATCCACCATCTTCGCCAGGGCAACGGCCGCGGGTTTGATGAACACGTCGATCAGATCTTGCATGGCGAGCGTCAGGTCGCTGTCATCCAGCAAGAATGAGTGGTAAATGTGCTGATTCAACACCACGGGGATGTTGTTCAGCACGGCGTCTTCCGCCGTAACGTTGCTGCCCTTGTTCTTCCGCTTGGCCGTGAAGTTTGACGGCTGACGGGTGTTGACCGTGTCACCGAACCGGGCGAAGATTTCCTCGAAGTCGCGGTGGATCGTGTTGGCGATCTGCATATTCTCCGTCAGAAGTGCAACACTTTCCTGTGCCCACATCTGCGGGATGAGTGCCGTGACGTTGTTGGCCCGCGAAATTCGACGTGTTTTGATAAAATTTGGTCGTAGCATGACTACCCTCTCTTGAGATTTTGTTTTCGCCATTCCATATATTCCTGTTGAGACATATTTCTGAAATCTGGTTCACCAGATTTTGTTGTTTTAGTACTTCCGGTGCCGGAAGTTGCTGTTGAAGCAAATAAGCCGGCAAATTCTTCTTGCTCACGCAGGTGAGCAACAGCTTTCTCCGGAGGTAATTGAAGCGTCTTGGTTTTACTGGGGTCTTCATCATCCTGCACTTCAATTTGAATTACCCGACGATTTTTACCCGTCGCTTTACCTTCGTCATCCATAATGGGAACTTGACGCATCCGTTGAATCATGTAAGGTTTGATAATTCCCATTGCCTGCGGTCGGACATTATGCATGCCCATCGCAGTTGTAAGAATAGTATCCACTTCAAGCTGCTCGTGCTCGCGACGAGCAGCATCGCGTTCGTCTGTTAATTTTTGACGCTCCGCTTCCCAGGCTTTCTGCTGTTTGGCCGCCTTCTGTCTAGCCAACTCAGATTCAGTTTGAGATTGATTCCGTAATGTTTCAATCTGCTGCTCCAAGGCCAGCTTGCCTTCTGGAGTTAAGCCATCCCGTTGAATGGCTTCCAATGCAGTAAGTTGCTCTTGAATCTTTTGCTGAGCGGCTCGCTTTTCTTTTGCGAGTAACTTGTTGACTTCGTCTTGCGTAAAGGTTTTGGTCGCCGGCGGGTCAGCTGGCGGGTCAGCCGGCGGGTCGGCCGGCGGGTCACCTTCACGACAAATCGCCCGCAAAGTCAACCAGTAATATTGATATTTCATATCAAACAACCTCATCCCCTACTGACTGCGATGGCTCTGGGATCACGTAGGTACGGACGGAGTAATTGCCAAGCTATTGGCGAAGGAACTCCTGCCAGTACCCACTCAGGGGCCTGTGTCCGGTCGTAGGTAGTCCGGAACGACAACGGGCCGATACCTTCGCTGACGGTCGCGAGGTCCCGTATCTCATCTTCTGGATTGTTCCCGTCAAGTATTGCAAAAGCAATTTCGCAGCAAGCCTCTTTAATGGCCCGCGGGATGTGAGTATCTTCATCCCGAGGAAAAACTAAGTCTTGCTGGTCAGACAATTCCCGGAGCTGACTGAGAGTTGCTCCAGCTTCACGGGCGTGATATACCGCTGCTGGAAAACCCTTATAATTCAGCCGGTTGATAATTCTTGTCGCGGCAATAACCGCTGTTTGTTTGTCCGCCGGTGGGGCAGCAAACCATTTAGATGCTTTTAACGTCCCGCCTAAATAGTCTTCAACTTCTTCAAGTGTGACATATGTTATCATTGTTCACCTTTCTGTGATGTTATTTTTTCTAATTCTGACATGTCTAAGCCATCAGTATTACCCCGAGCATTACTTGGAACTTGTGCCTGGGCGATCCGGGCTAACCGTTCAGCGTGTTCTTTGTTAGCTTTCTCAGCCGTATCTGCGGGGAGATTTAGCAATTTACTAGCGTATTCCCGTGGGAGAACACCTTCTTCAGTTAATTTGGGCACGTCTGCGGGACGTACTACTAATGAAGGTGCGTCTTGAATTTCCTGTTCAATTTGCTTACGGAGGTCGGCCGAGAGCTGTTGATTAAGCACAAGTGACGTAATCTGATTAGCAATAATGCGGCGGTAAGTTGCTGAGGGCACAACTTCCTGCATTTTTGATAATTTTTCAATATGTTCAAGTCGTTCTTGCACTGACATCATCTGAAAATCATTAGGATATTTTACAATATAATCATCAGATTCTTTTTCAAAATCAGCCCATATTTGAGCGACGCCCCGCTCAGCTTTTTCAAGTAAAACAGCTAACACAGCCAAACCGTGGTTAGTCGAAGCTTGACTCTGTGTTAAAGCTGTGACCGACATCAGACCACGGACTGAAACATTTTGTAATGCTAATAGCATGAGTCGGCGAATATCATCGCGTATTTTGTCATATAATTCAAGCATTTTGGGTATATTTTCAGTATCAGGACTGATAAAATCTGGCCGATCTGAGTTCTGAGAATATCTGCGGCCATAATTTTTACCGATTTTAAGCTTAGATGCGGCTTCTGTGGGCTCGTCGCCTTCTTCGAGCACTGGCGCCCTTAATGAGGCCATTAGTGTAGCCATATCACTTTGCTCGGTATAAACTGACATGTTGGCTCCGATAGCGTATGCTATCGTAGACGACATGAGATTTAATATCGCGGCTTGATGTCCGATAACATCTTGTATAATCGAATCATCTGTTTCTAAGATAATAATTGGTACTTCTTGCAGATCAAGTACTGCCTGAAATTGCTCGTTACCTTTTTCATCATAATACGTCACTGCCACGCCCGAGCCAGGCATTTTTCGTAAATAGCGATATTGAACTTCACCACCAATACGCAGACTTGTGCCGGCAAAATACTTAGGATTGATATCTTTTATCAATACCTCTGTAGGTATACTCGCTCCAGCCGGAGTGTGCCATGCTAAAATATTCTCAGCTTCAATTATATAAAGATATGGTGGGTTTACAATTGCATCTGCTACTGTGGGTTCCGGCGGTAATACTGCCCGATCCACGCAGATGGCCACACGTTTCATTGTTAAAAGTTCGCGTAAAACATCCATTACTAAGAAATAATTTAATGAAGTTCCAGCTCCATCAATATTGCCTGTAAGAGCTGTTTGAAATGTTTTAGGCCCATTCCGACGGATAACAGACCCCATTTGCGTGAAGATACCAGTAAGTATTTCACGAAGACAGGCTTTTATATACGCAGGATGGGGCGTAAGCTTCTCGCGTTCTAAATAAGTTGGATAGTCTTCTTCGGGCAACTTTTGTAGTTGATTCCGAATATAAGATGGCCCGGCATTCAATGCTTCCCGCCAGGTAGCCCATTGAGAGCTATCGGCCACGTATGCTGGGCTCCGCACGTCAATCAACTTCATAACAACTCCCTTACATCACGGTTGTGTTGGCGAGCCACAGCTATTGGAAATGCAATTTCAGAATACACTCGTGAGAATGTATAATGATCTGGACCTGTACTCAAATATTGCGAACTAATTTCAGAATCAGATTTCCGAACATACCGGCGGACAAGAGCTTTAATATGATCCATAAACTCTTGGGGAAGATCTAATGGTACAGTTATTCGCCGCGTCTTATAACGTGACAGAGCTGTGTCCAACCACGCGGTCCGGTTTGTTTTCAAAATAATATCGCCTGTGATAGTATTATCAACTTCACTCCGAACAAATTTACATAACCGAACTAAACCAGGAAATAATGCGGCCATTTCAAGTGCTTTACGTGATTCAGGTTCAGAATCTATGACTATTTGAGCTGGATTAAAATCTGTTATGAGATTTTTTATCTCGCTAAAAGAGGTTAAAGTTCCTACACGTAAAGTTTTTGCTGTTGCAGCTAAATTGATGTCGGCACAAGGTCGATCAAATGCCCAAGTATCGACACAATAATGTAAAAGTTTACCCACGTCAATTCCTATAGTAATAAGTCTACCACGCGGTGGTGGGTCTAACATTGTATATTGACCGTAACAAGATCTAACATCTTCAAATTCAATTCGAGCACCCTGTAAGAGCTTAGCGAGTCCGAGCATTGAGTTCCAGAGTTCCTGCTCTGCAGCAAGATCAATTTGGGCTCGGAAAACTGCACGTGTGAACTCTTCAGGTGTAACTGTGGCTGAATATAATTGATTTATATAAAATCCATCAATTGGTGAAACACGCTGTGGTACAAACTTAGCTGGTGCAAGAAATTCTGGTTTGGCTTCATGCGGTAACTTAACTTGACATTCATTGCATTTTAGATAAGATTTAGCACAATCCGGGTCTGTATGGGATTCCCCGCATAATTCTAAATTATCCGGGTATGTTAATTCAATATGTTTGGAGCATGAAGGGCACGGAAAGAAGAAGTGACTCTCTGTGCTTTCTTTTAGTTTAGCATTAATCCCGTAATCCGGCACCGTCGGCGTACTAATATACCATGATTTCTTAATAAGCTGACCCGCCAAGCGTTGTTGGGCCAGAGGTATCTTTTCAGGCGGCATCTCATCGACTTCATCAAATACAATCAATGAGACGTCGACAGATTTCAACGCTGAATTGCTATTCATACCGCGAATATAAATTGTGCCAGAAGCAGCACGTTTTACGCCTACATTTTTATTTTTAGTAAATAGTGTTGAGAGGTAATCAGAGCCGTCGATAATCTTATCAAATCTAGTAATTGAGAAGTCTGACGCATCCGGCGTACGTGTGGGAAGAAGGTATAATGCGTTTCGACCGTCGGCGATAGTTTTAAGTGTAATACCCACTGTTAAAGTTGAATAGCCTAATTGAGCCGCTTTTTGACCGACGCAGACATCAGCTTCTGCGTCCAACATTTCACGCATCCAGGGGTGGTGCTTATAACGTAATGGGCCCTCAAATGGTTGCCCGAGTATTATGTATTTAGATGCCCAGCGGGATGCAGTTGTGAGTGTTCGACTGTTGAGCTGCTCTGCTGCGTGTGTCAGCAGATCACGTAACAAGAGCTAAAATATCTTTCAATGTCTGAGCTTGTGCAGCGGTTAGACCCGAAATTTCACCGATTTCAACTGATGGAATTCGGCTAGTTAAGATATAGCCATGCCACGTGTCATCAACATCTTGAGCGTCGTCAACAGTAAGAACTGCACCAGCTTGGGCAATCACGCGTGCAAAGCGATAAGTACCGGCCCCGCCGAGATGGAACTGAAGGGTATGGCCTACATAATCCGCGTCTGAATCAAATCGATCACCTGAGCAAGTAATATCATCGCCGTCAATGCTAGCGATATTAAATATCAAAGGACGAATCTGCCACCAGAACCATGCGGGCAAATTATGTTCAGTATTTTGCATAATTGTAGGTTCAATTTTTGTATAATGGACGCCCTGAACAATTTGAGAAACGCTAATTCCGGCACGAAGAACTGTGATGTTTGACCGGTCAAGATAAAAACGATCAGCAGCATTAGCCCGTTGGCTACGAAATTGAATTCGTACAACGCCCGTATCTTGGTTTTGATGCTGCGGCTGCAATACATAATCACGCGTAACATTACTGTCACTAACAGGAATCCGTGTACCGCCGGTAGATAATTCTCCCCATTCAGTTGTGGCGATATTGTACGCCCAAACACTAACTTCACGGCTTGCGACAGTACCACCCGATCCGGTAGTTCGCCCTGTAATTTCAAGCGTGTCTGCCACGCCGTCGGTACAGATAAATTGAATTTCAACAGTCAGAATAGCTTCGTCTGCTGGGCTGAAAACAAGATCAGGGTCTAAAGTTGATTGTGTATCGGCTATTGTACCAGAGATATATACTCCAGTAGTAAGATCATAGTCAAATACTGGATCAGCAAAAGCCCGCATGGTGCTGGCTTCGGGTAATAAATTGATTTGATTCGCGAGTGTTGCGGCCGTATGTTGTACTAAAGGTACCTCACAAATCGTGGGAACACAATCAGGAGCATCAATCATAATTGTAAGGTTTGTTGCATTAAGATGATTATAAATATCATTTTCAAAATGAAGCTCATACATACCCACGGGTGGTGCGGCTGCAAATCGAACTTTACCTACACTTGGAGCTTGATAAGTTCCGGGCGTGGTTACGTTTTCAACTTCGTCTGATACCACAGCATATTCATATGTGGGTAAATTTGAATTATTTGGACGTACTGTAACTGTAAGTCCCGCTGTTTCATGAGTTAAACTTGGCCCTTCGACGGGCAATCTTAAAATATTACCAACTGAGCCGTGTAAAATTTCCGGTAAAATGTGGAAGTTAAACGATGGCATTGGTGCCACGGGCGGGTCCATTAATGGGACTTCACAAAGTGTCGTTGCATGATCCGGACCCGAAACCATAATCGTGAGATTTGTAGCATTAAGATGAGATAAAATATCATTTTCAAGATGAATCTCATACATACCTGCAGGCGATGCAAATGCAAACCGGATATGTCCCGCAGTTGGAGCTTGATACGTGCCAATTGTAGCAATATTCTCAATCTCACTGTCGCCGGCAGCATATACGTAAGTAGGAGTATCCTCATTATTGGGTCTAATTGCAATAAATAACCCCATCGATTCAAATGTCAACCCACCACCAGACGGCTCACCATCTTTACGCATAATAGGTACGCGTAAAATCACGCCGGTAGATCCGTGTTGGATACTTGGCAATATCTGAAAAGTCGGGGGTGCAGGTGCTTTGAAATCGTTAATGGAATTGATTGCTGTTTCCTTAACACTTTGAATATCGACTTGATAAAATCCAGCAGGACTAAATGGAACTTGAGTGTGTAATGTACCACCAGCCCAGTATCCCTGAATTGATTCAATTAGCGTGTCAGTAATTTCCCGTTCGGCCCCTAAACGCTTATAAATATCATAAATGTACGGGCCATTTGAAATAGTAAGGTGTGTTGCACCGTAAAAATAATCAGGCCCTTCAGTAAGATCCTGCCCATAGTCGTCCCAATCATCAGGATCAAATGCAACTAACGTTGCGGTCGCCCGATCCACGTGTTGAGTTCCGGGTAAAAGTTCCCGTTGAACAAAATAAAGATCTTCACCAGTGGCTGTATGTTTAATCTTCATTTTCAGTCACATTCATTTCTGTAATATTGCCGTCGTCATCGCGAACGATAGTCCACGTATAGACGCCGTCGGTATAACTGATAAGAGTATCATCCTCACCGTATGTATAGTTCACGGTACGCCCATTGATAAATTCAATTTGTGTAATGAGCCCGGCTTCATCACGCGTGATGTGCCTGGATCGGGTTTTGATAAAATCCGGATTGTAGAAATCTTCGGGGATCTCAGCTACACCCGGAACAGATTGATTGACAGTAATATTCCGCATGTAAGGGACAGGGTCTGCAACTGAGATGCGGAAGAATTTATAGTTAAAAATTGTTTTGGGGAGCGGACAAGGTGTGTTGATTTGAGATAAATTATCAAAATAAAGCCCGTTGTCGGACACTTGAAGTGTCCCGACAATGGGGTGATCGGCAGTCAGCGAGACGCTGGTTGCCTCAGAGTTGACGGCTGTTACATCTGACAGCCGCTGTTCTGGGTGTATTTTCATATTTGCTCCAAAAAAATCAAAACGCATCTTCCTTGATGCGTTTCGACTAATCTAGTCCAAGGGGTCAGGATCAGCGGGGGTCGAATTTGCCGCAACTGCTGCGGCCAAACTGTCGCTGGACTCCCGTAGATCCGCGACCAATGCGGCCAGCGCCTCAGGATCGCCTTGACACTCCTCGATTTTCCTCGCCAAGTCAGCAATCAATGCAACGGCGGACTGCGTTGTACCCCGTATGTTCTCAACTGCTGCGGATAATTCAAGCAATTTTGCCACAACAAAACTCCCAAAGATAAGAAATACAAGCATTAAAACCCATAACATAGTAATTCCTCCCCAACTCATGGTTTAGTTGGCGGCCGCACCTTTTGTTGCTGCTTGACGTGTGGCTGCTCATCGGTAACAACCGTGATTTCCCGCAGCTGGTGAAGTGGTTCTTGAACCGCGAGGCGGAAGAATTTGTATTCAAGAACTCTCTTCGGCAGTTTGCAGGGTAAAGTAACCGGTGATGTGTCTTTCAGATCCTCAAACCAAAGACCATTTTTGGATACTTGAATCGATCCAACGATGGGATCTTCCTCAGGTTTGATATCCAGCTGAATGCTGGTTGCCCCAGGATCAACTGCCACCGATTCAGAAAATCGGGT